TAGTGTGTTCTAATTGTGCATATGAAGTTTTATATTATGTTATATTAACAATAATATAAAACTTTAAAAATGAATATTACTCACGACGGGACTTGAACCCGTGACTTCCGGCTCATAAGACCAGCACTCTAACCAACTGAGTTACGCGAGTGGTGTGACTAGGTCACATATTAGTCATATCATTTATTTTTAAATCAATTTGAAATTTCAATTAGCGTGTTTAGTTTTTGTAAAAGTTCCTTTGTGGTAATTCGTCTGGTTGATTGAAAACTGGACATCAACCGTATCAACTCGTTGATCCGTTCATTCGTTGCAATTGAGAAATCCAATTCAATCGTATTATTCATTTTAGCGTACATCAACTGAACCGTGGATAAATCTTTTTCTTCGTACGGGAATCGACCTGTCCAAATGTAGTAAATAGTGAGTCCTAACGAATAAATGTCAGACTTGTGATCATATTTTTCGTGATTACACACTTCAGGTGCCATCCAAAGATATGTTCCTTTTTCACCTGAATGATTTTGATATGTTATTGACGAATAACGATATGTGAAAGGAAATGCGTAATTTTGACAAAGTTTCGACAATCCAAAATCACACACCTTGACATCACCATATTTGTTCACCAATACATTTGCTGGTTTGACATCACGGTGAATAACCATATAAGGTTTTCGTGAATGTAAATAATGAAGCGCAAGAACAATATCTTTTGTTATCACCAGCTTCTGCTGATCAGTGAGTACGTTTTGATTTTTCATGTTTTGAATATAGGTTTCCAAGTTCCCATTCTCCATGTATTCGAACAACATACTGGTGATAGTCGGACCGATGTGAGCACCTAAAAACTGAACGATTTTAGGATGTATACATTTGGATAGCACATTCAATTCGTTACGAATCGTTTTAGTTGTAGAAACCTCTTTGACACACACCAACTCTTCACGCCATAATGCTTTATATATCTTCGAACCGTTCTTATCAGAAATTGTTTTCAATTTCACAACTTCGTCGATATCTATCAGATAGTCAGTGTTTGTAGTACACATTGTATTTTTAGTCATTCAATATCAGTGCACCTATTCTAAAATAATAGTTTTATTTCAGTTTTTTTTGTGGCTTTTTGATATGCTTTCACCAAACACTAAAAACTCAGAGATGAATTACTGTGAATAACAAAATCATATTTGCTAATAAAAGTACTGTTGATGAGATGTGCTGCTTTGTTTGCTGATTTGTGATCGTTTTGTTTAGTCTATCAACGCGCATTTGTGTATTGACATCTGGTTTTTGTTCAGTCATTAAACTCATCGACTTTAAATCAAAGACTATTTTTTCAAAAAGAAAATCCATGTTTACAAAGTCACTGGCAATGTCTTCAATCATATCTAAATAATTAAAACGTGGATCTATTTGTTTACAAACACCCTCTAACGTGCTGAAAGTTTTAATAAGGTATACCATTTCTGAATCAAACTCGAACGGAATTTCATTCAGATCAATCAACGGATCATGCATTAGATCTTCGGCTAATTTGTTTGGATCCAACTCACCTAAATATCGATAAACGTAATTCAAGAATCTGGCGATGAAAGCATATTCATAGGGACTTAGATCACTTAACGACAACGCATTCGATTCCTTAGCAATAATAATCTTTTTCTCGAGCATAAACGTGATCAAATCATTCGTGTTTCGATTTAATATTGCAAACAATATTTCCTTAAAATACAACCGTATATCTATGTTAAACTTTTTAACCATTCCGTAATCATACAAGACAATTCGACCTTTTTTGTCAATACCTATGTTCCCAGGATGTGGATCACAGTGTAAATAATTTTCATTGGTGAGTAGAGTAACGAACGCATTCATTAAGTCTCGAGCAAGTGTGCTGTGTGAACGAACAGATGTGGTCGTTATTTTAGTCGAAGGTACATACTCCATCGTTAGTATATGCTCCGAACACAATGGACAATGCACTCGAGGAATAACAAAATTTTTATTATCAATAAGCATTTCTCGGAATTTCATCATATTTTGCATCTCCTGTATAAAATCTGTTTCATATTCAACGTTTGAATACAGTTCATTCAGTGTAGTCAAAGCATCGTCAAAGTTTCTGTTTTTTGTTAGATATTGTAAAATCCGAAATAGGTTGATCAGTATTGCAAGCTCAGTGATGAAATCTTCTTTGATGTTCGGTTTCATCACTTTGACAGCAAGTTCGATACTGTGGATTCTCGCTCGATGAACCTGTCCTATCGAAGCTGAAGCTATTGGAGTTCTCGCAAACTGATCGAACACGTCATGAATGTCTTTGTCAAAGTTTGATTTAAAGACCTCATTCACCTGTTCGAATTCCATGTATCCCACTCTGTCCTGCATTTTGCTTAGTGCATTTGTGACATCGGCGGAGAACACATCCGTTCGTGACGATACGATTTGACCAAGTTTAATATAAACTGGTCCCATACGAGTCAAATCGTCACGTAACCAAGATTTGTCTTGAATTGGTCCATGACGACGAGACGATATCAATTTGTATGACGTTCGTCCTATAAAACCTATTGTTCGAGCATATCGATGGATAGATATTTGTGTTGTATCCATCATATATTATAGTATAGTGTAGATTCTAAAATAGTTTTTCAACGAATGTAAAAATAACAAATAATATTATCACTTACATGATAAATAATAAATATGATAACTATAGCATCCAGACCCATAAAGTTCACAACAAATATGCAACTCTACGATTCACCCAAACCCAGGTGGGAAGATTTCCTGAAATCCAAAAAAAATATACTTTCAAAACGTCAACATCAAAATGTAAAATCTACATTGAATTTTGTCCGTACGGTCTCCAAGGAAGACGTGTCTGTACTTAAAACAATGCATGACGACATTATCGAATTTTTCAAAAAAGATAATGAAAACGATGTCTTGACTGTAGATTATTTTGATTACGTTAAAAAAGAAGAAGATTTAGACGACATGGACGAATTCTTTTCAAATTAAATATGTATGTAAAAAACACACTCAATAAAGGTCTTTATGTTTTCTTTTCGACGCGTTTTCCGTTCTTGTCGAAATGTCTGTGTTTCCGAATCATACCAAGAAATAACAACCAAATGATTCTCTGTACTGTTAGATAACAAATGTGCTCATGTCTTGATGCTTGTACGATCCTTTTAACGAGAAATTCAGATACGTAATCAGACTCTTCACAAATGATATTGAAAATATCTTTGTTTTTAATGTTCGCATCGTCTCCAAGTAGCATATCTGTAAGAACCATTCCCGGAGATATGGTACAAATGTTAAAATCATAATCCGTATATTCTTTCATTAGCGATTTTGTGAAATGTGTGATCCCTTTTTTAGTCATTCCATATACGGCATGATTTGGTGTGGAAAACCCATTTGAACCGGCACCTTCAACGTTGATCAACAATCCATGATTCTGCGATTTCATCACATCTAACATTACTTTTGACCCGTTTATAGTTCCGTAAAGATTTGTATCTACAATTTCTCGGACTTCGTCTTCTGAAAACAGATGAAATGGATCTGTGCGAGAACAATTCGTTCCTGCGTTGTTGATCCATATATCTATATATCCCATCTTTCGAATTGCTTTGTCCTTAATCAGTTCGCAATGATGTAGCGAAGAAACATCACCAACAACAGAATGTATATTATTTATTCTGTTGGTGTCGCATGACAGCTCTTTCATTGTTTTATTCAATATATCTTGATTTCTAGCAGTTATGAACACGTTGTCACCTCGTAAAAGAAACGAACGAGCCAGAGATTTTCCCAACCCACGCGAACCTCCGGTGATGACAACGTTTTTCGGTACTAAATGAGACTCGCATGTGGAGTATATTTTAATCATGGGACAATACCCTATATTTCTTGGAGAATTTAAAAATAAAAAGATAATTTGGGTTTGCGATGCGAACAAGCAATCATAAAAAGTTTCCCTAGATATATATAACATAACATTGGGTATCATGAACCCAGCCATAATCATCATTCCTACACAAGGGTTATGTAATCGACTACGTGCGATTGCATCTGCGCACATTTTATCAAACCATTATGGAACAAACATGTACATGATATGGACACCTGAAGAATGTTGTCCATGTGAATTCAACGATTTATTTCAAAACACTTTCAATTCGATCGACATCAACACTTTGAAAACAAAAAAATATATCTTTAACCCTAGTGTGCACACCGAAACATTGCTTCGCAACACTGAAAATATTGAAGCCTTGGATTATATAATTATCCAAGGCGGACACGAATTTAAACCCATAACAATGTCCGAAGAAACATTCATACTTGAAAAAAACTTATTCTACAAAACATTAATTTGTGTGAACGAAATCGATACATATGTCTCAAATTTCATATCCAAAAACTTCCAAGCCATACACCCTGTGATTGGTGTGCATTATCGTGATTTTATTCCAAAATACGACCAAGCAGACGGAAGAGACTTCTCTAAGGAGTCACCATTAGAAGTCTTTATCCACAGAATCAAAGAAATTCATAAAGCAGATGCTTCTGTGCATTTCTATTTATCATCAAACTCGAACCAAGCTTTTGACATCATAAAACAAAACATTCCAACGGCAGTGTTCATTTCAGAAACAGACAACGAATTAACACGAGACTCTAAAACAGGAATCAAACATGCACTTCAAAGTCTTCTCATACTTTCAAAAACCAAATATATTCTTGGAACATACATGTCTAGTTTTTCAGATGAAGCGTGTTTTTTTCAACTGATTCCAAAAGAATGTGTAGTTTTCAATACAATGACTCGTCAAACATATCATTGTTATGGACATTCAGTTGTGTTCGGAAGATCATTTCTTTTACATAGTGTTCCGTTATTTCTCCAATTTCGAAAAAACCGCATTTCATGATTCTAGTGCGTCCCTCAATTGTATTTTCGTTTTTGCAATTTGACATATACCAACAATAACTCACTGATATGTTGAATCACGTATTGGTGTTCAAACATCTCAACGTCCGGAGTTCTCAGGAATCTTTTTTAAACACACTCAATTCACAAATGTATAACGCAAATCAAGAACTTTAAATATAAAAATACATGTATTAAAATGATCAAGTCGTTGTCTTCTATTTTCAGAAACTATTCCGAGTACTTGAAAAAAATGAACACAACTTATTCTAAAAGTCCCACAAATAGCAATAAAGATTTAATTGACCCTTATGCATCTTTTCGAAGTGTACCTGACAACCCTCCTGAAAAAAACACCTCACAAAAACAATGAAACCACCAAACACTTGAACCCTTGAGCTTGTAGTAACAAAATATTATATATGAAAAACTAAATGAAGAGGTGTACCACGAATAAAAATCCGAAACCAAATGATAATTTAGAGTGTCCACAAGGTTATTATTACAAAAAAAACAAAAAAGACGAAGATTGTTGTTATGCAAGTAGAAAACCTTCGAATTCAAAAGAACATTCAACACCAAAAGACAACAAAGAAAAGATGAACACAAAATCGGAAACTCCACCGAAGCCTGAAATTGCTGAACCTAGTGTAGTTGATATTCATTTCGAGTCTCCGTTACTGGATGATTTACTTTTTCCGAGAGCAGATCCTAGTGGGTTTTCGTATAGCACTTCACAAACACGCATTCCATCGTATTGGATCGATCAGGCAAACCCAGATTTTGTTCAATACATAACTGACACCTTCGAAAAAAAAAGTTCGCCAACTTCACACAAAGCATCCTCTTCAAAAAAAGATTTTTCTTTATTTCCACATCAAGAATTCATTAAAAACTATCTTCAATTAAAAAGTCCATATAGAGGTTTGCTACTTTATCATGGTCTCGGTGTAGGAAAATCGTGCTCATCGATTGCTGTTGCAGAAACATTGATGCGATGTAAAAAAACAATAATCTTATTACCTGCATCCTTGCGCACAAACTACATTTCAGAAATCCAAAAATGCGGCAACCACTATTTTAGACGAGAAAAGTATCATTGGGTATTCAAACCAAATGCAAAGTCAATATATGTGTCCAAGGAAGTTCTTAAACAAAACAAAGGAGTATGGAGTGCACGAAGTGATGACAAACCAAATTATCATTCTCTATCTGAAAACGAAAGAACTGAAATTGATAATCAAATCACATCGATTATCGATAAAAATTACACGTTCATATCCTATAATGGACTAACTGAACAAAAACTAAAAGATATGTTTTCTCGAAAAAATGAGTTCGATGGGAAAACAGTGATCATAGACGAAGTACATAATTTTATTTCCGGAGTTTCAAACAACTCGAAGATCACACGGACACTTTATGACAAACTACTCACTGCATCGAATGTAAAATTAGTGTTGCTCTCCGGAACACCCATTATTAACAACCCCCATGAAATTGCACACACTGTAAACTTATTGAAAGGATATGATGTTCAATACACATTTCACTTCGAGCTTACGCCACACACGAAAATTGAAAAGCTCGTCAAATCAAACAAACACATCCTTACATACACAATTACATCGAGTTCGAATCTGACCACATTAAACTTTACACTGACACCGAGAGGATTCATTCATGAAAAAGGAACTTTAGTCAATTCTAGTAGTGCTATTGAACCCGCAGATGTTTTGAAATCTGTTCATTCGCAAATAAACATGCATAACAAAAAACACCCTTCAAACCAAATCTATTTGGAAACAACGTCACAATCCAACATACTCACTTTTCCTGTAGATCAAAAGGTTTTCAACGATTCATTTGTTGACGAAATAAATAGCACGATGACGAATGAAGACATGTTCATAATGCGACTCATGGGAAGCATTTCGTTTTATATGAATGATAACCCTTTGTTGTACCCGAAGGAAAATAAAGAAGTCGTACAAGTCGAAATGTCAAACTACCAATTAGAAAAATATTTGAGTGCGCGCGAAGCTGAGATGAAATACGAACAATCAACACGATTCACAAAAAAAGGAATGTTTGAAGAAAAACCTTCCGTTTACAAAGCATACTCGCGTCAAGTATGTAATTTCGCATTTCCAGAAGAAATCGAACGTCCACAACCGAATAAACAACAAACTGATATTGAATATCAGAACAACATTACAAAAGCGATATCTAAATTAACAAATACTCATTTGGGTGATGATCTTGGTAAATACTCGCCCAAATTCAAAGCGATATTCAACAACTTGGAAAAATCACCAGGAACAGCATTGATTTATTCTCAATTCAGGGTTGTTGAAGGAATTGAAATTCTTTCTAAAATATTGAACTCCAGAGGTTATGAAGACATTGATATCAAATGGAGTGGGAAAAAATGGTCTTTAAATTTAAGCGATGCTCCAAAGTACGCAATATTCAACAATGCAGGATTCAGTGACCCAACGAAGAAATCAGAATACATAAACATATTGCTGGCAATATTCAACAACGAGTTTGAGAGTCTTCCAGATTCAATTCAAAAATCACTTGAAAACCAAACAAATCTACGTGGAGAAGTTCTCAAGGTTCTGTTTATTACCCAATCTGGTGCAGAGGGAATCTCCCTTAAAAATGTTCGTCAAGTCCATGTGACTGAACCATTTTGGAATCAGAATCGCATTGATCAAGTGATAGGGAGAGCGAATCGAACAAACTCCCATATCGGTCTTCCGGAAAAAGAAAGGAATTTTACGAGCTTCACGTATATCATGAAATTCTCAAACGAACAACTAAAAACTCACGGGAAGACTTCCATTGTATTCAAAGATAAACGTGTCACCACAGACCAATATGTTCAAAATATATCAAACACGAAGTACAAAATCATTACACAATTTTTGAATGCTATGAGGAAAGGTTCTGTTGATTGTTTATTGAACAAATCACACGATTCTTGTTTCGAATATCCGTTGTACGTTAAACAGAGTGACCACTCATTCGAACTCAATAAAAATATAAGTGAACAAAAATACCGTCCCGTAGTAGTAAACATAAAACCATTCAAACAATCCTTTTTACACGTTCAAGAAACAGATGAACTATTTGATATGGATTTCTTTCAAAAACACAAACGATTCAAAAAAGTCGGACACCTTAAACAAAATAAAAATGGAACCACGTCTGTATTCTTGAAACAAAATGTTTCTGTGAAAGAATCAGAACCAAAAAATTATGATACGTTGAGAAAGAAATCGAACACATCATCCAATAAACAACAATAGACATGAATGAATAAGTTTCAGTTATGTCTATTGTACAAAAATATGACAGAAGTACATTTCTGATAATAGAAAAGCCCATTACAAACAGTACATTTCTGATAATAGAAAAGCCCATTACAAACGAGTGTCTTGTGTCCCACCCAATCCATTAATAATCACATTACGAACATTACAAATAATGTGATCCATAACAACATTAAAATCTTAAATATGAATTTAAATACGAAACTGTTTTCATGGGAAAACATGTAAAAAAATTTGATTTAAATCAAATGATTCAACTCATAGTATTCCATATGATATGGATGATTTTTTTGAAAAACCTTCAGAAGATCTTAATATGAT